CTACTTGAGGCTTTAAGTTCTCTTTCGCCTTTTTTAAGGTCTCCTTCTTGATCTCTTCTGCTTCCTTGTCCGCTTGTTCTTGAGTCATTCCTCTCTCTATCTTTTCTTCTTTTGCAGCATCAATCATGGTCAGATACTTTCCTAAGTTATCGTCCTTCTTAATGATGTTCTCTATCACAGAGTCTGCGTTCAGCCCAGGAATGTCGGTTCCTAGTGAACCTAATTTTTTTATTGCGCTTGCTTGTTCTTCTAATGACATCTCTATTTACTTTTTGTTGTTTTACTTAACACGACGTCTTGACTTAAAGGTACAGGAGGAGATCCTGCGCCGGCATGAGTGTGAGCGTTAAAGAGGTTCAAGAAAGTTTCTCCTTTTACTATGTACTCTGAAACCGCGGCGGAACTTGTTGAACCCAACTCAACGTTTGGACAATCTATCACCACCTTATTATCAGTCTTTATTGTCACCAAGTTGTCTGGTGCTAGGTTTATGCTTGCACCTTTCACAGATAACGTGAGTCCCTTACCTACGGTAAACCAGATCTTTAGTTCTTGGTCTCCATCGAAAAGGACTATGTGAGATCCTTCATATTCAGATTCTAGTTCGCTCTTTATGTCGTCAGCTAGCTCTTGTATTGAAAAGAACTCGGGCGAATATGGGTTACCGTTATCGAAGACTACAGCTACCACAGAGTTAAGCTTAGGTATTGAAACTGATCCTCCCTTTCCTGCTTGACCGAACGAAGTTCCTCTGTTTTTAGGAAACGCCCAAGGGATGTCCTCAACTGGAATCTCGTCGTAGAGGCTCGCGACTCTTACCTTGGCCCTGCCTTCTTTTTTAGGGTCTTCAATGTCTACGACTATTCCCAAGAACTGCTTGTCGAGCAAGTCTTGAAAGTCCCTAGCCGATATGTCGTGATTTCTACTCATGTTTTATTATATCCTTAGTTTGTGCTTTAGTTTTATTCGTAAACGTCTCCCAAGTCAGTAGGAGGGGAAGATCTTTGTCGGTCTGGGTAAACGTCTCCCATCTCTTTTACTGGAGCATAGAGCGCGTTTGCAATAGGATCAGTCACATTATTCACAAGTCCGCCTATGTTCTTTAGTTTGTTTGACACTGCTTCTGCTCCTCTAGATATATCGTCGCCTATGAATGGTAGGCCCGCCGCCCCGTTTAGGATGTTGCTTGCGTCGCGTATGGTGTTTCGATAGCCCCAAGGGTTCTTGATCTCGCTTCGAGTCGCGCTGTCATATAGCTTAGTCCCATCAAAGTATCCGCTCTCTTCCTCAAAATAACCCACCTTTATGTCAAATGAGTTTGAATTTGGTGCAGTGCTTGTCTTGACCTCAAGCTTACTTCCACCTGCAAAGGTTCCGCTAAAGTCAAACTCACACTGTCTACACCTAAACTTGAGATAACCGAACTGTTTGGTCGTGCTTGATGGATCGTCGATCAAGCCTAATCCGCTTAGACTTGATCCAAGTCGAGTAACCGTTCCGTTTATTGCGGCCGTGTTTATCCCTAGTGCGTTTGCGGCATTACCTGCAAGTCCTGGAATCTCGAACCTAATGTTTCTAGTTTCCGCAACCCAAACGTCCATTGAGAACCATCTTAGGTTTTCAGGCACCCTAGCCAACATCGCGGCCTTGTCGTATATAGCAGCTCTATATAAGTTGGCCAGCTGAGTTATTCTAAGATCGACTGCCTCAAGTGTATCAATAGTTAGTACCTGATCGTATTTCTTAGCCTTGAACATATCAGTCGAAGCCTCATGTAGCTTATCTAGTCCAGTAATGCCTTGGAAATACCATGGTGCCTGAGTAGAGACGAACTCAAGCAGGCCTCTAAACGTACCTAACGCGCTTTCCATATCGTTTCTACCTATCGATCCTAAATAGCTTCTAGCTGAGTTTGGATTGGCTGTGCTTCCTTTAGCGAACAATGGGCTGTCCCAAAGCGAATACTCAGTAAGAGGATCGAGTCCTTCAAAGTGAAAGTCTATCCCAAAGCTAAGATAAGTAGGTTCATCGTATGGGTCAGTAACATAACCTCTTTTGAAGGTGCTTACGTTTCTAGTGACATTGAAAAAGTTATACATTAGGCGTTTCTATTTTTTTAGAAGGAACCCATTCTCTTCTAGCTAAGAAGAGCTCAGTTTGAAATTTCTTAGTAGATCCATCAAAGTGATACTTTGCAGCCTTAACCCAATATTTCCCACTTAACTGTTTATCCGGCGTCTCGTTTTCTGGACTCTCGTTTTGGTCTAATACTTCCTCGTAGTTTTCTTTGCTAAATTCCTTTCTTACTTGTTGGGCAACCCTTTGTGATATCACCAATGGAATCACCGAACCTCGTATGATTTGAAAGTTTATTCCATCAAGAGTAATCTTCATCTGAATCTTTTCTAATTCCTTTAGGTTTACATCATTAGTCACCCTTGCGTGATTCCATTTAGAGTGAGTGTTTCCATACTCGATATTCATCCATTTCTTTAGCCCAATATCGCTTAGTCCTTCAGGTTCAGGCAAAAGTATCTGATCTTCCGGTAGGCCTACCGTGTTTGTCGGAGCCACGAAATAGTCTATGAATTTCTCAGAAGGCTCAGAAGTCAGTGACTGGTCATAGTAATATACCTTCTTCTTATAACCGTTTGACTTTAATATCTGTCCTTGGTCTGAGATAAGAGTCATCTCCATTATGTAATTCGGCTTGCCTTTGCTTGAGCTAAGCGTACTTAAGAAGTTAAGGACGGTTCCGCTCTCATCATCGAATTTTGCTTGGGAGTTTAGGTCGACTGCTGCTGCATTAGTATAATTCACAAAGGTCTGGTCTGACTCTCCAGGAATCATCTGCTCATTTACGTTAACATAACAAAGACAGTATTCCTTGCTTATGAATGCAGTAAAAAAGGAGTCTACGTCTTGGTATGCATGGCTAGCTACGTCCTTTATGAAGTTTGCTGGGCTTGTGTTAAAGTTAATCCAAGTCATGGTGTCGGTCGGAGCAACCGTGTTTTCAGCAAATCCTATCTTTAACTCCTCTGCTACCTTAAATAAGGCATCCCTAGAAGTTAGGTTAGGATAACTCTTAGAGACATTGTTATAGAGCCTAGGCACAAATAACTCTCCCTTTACCGCATATTCTACTCCTGTAGATCCCATGTCTGTTCCTCCTCGTGAAGGTGCCATTGATCTTATTGAAGTTATTAAAAAGTCTTGACGTAAAGGCAGAAACTTACTGTTTGACGTCTTGACATAGACGCTCATTATCATGTTAGTCTTAGGAAAGGCAGTTCCGTTAAACTCGCCGGCCGCATCAACAAAAACCAAGTGCACCTTAGGCACGAAATCGGTCTCGTCTATTACCAATGAATCTATGTTCAAAACCGAGTAACCGTTAATCTTTATGAAAGGTTCGTCTCGACCGGCCTTTTGTGCGGTCGTGGGTTTAGTTTGTGGCTTCTTTAACAGAGATACGGATTCCTTCTCGTTAGAGTCATCAACATCACTCAACTCAACTAGCTTTAGAGTGGCATCAAGAGTCTTCTTTAAAATGTGATTAAATGCCATGCTATAAGTTATTAGAGTTATTTAAGTTGTTTATCACCCTAGACCTGCTTAGTGAACCTGCAGTGTTTGCTTCCTTAGATTGGCTCATGCTTCCGCCGAGCACAACTATTCCGTCCCTAGAGACAACGTTTTTGACTCCAGTCTTGTTAACGTTTGGAGGAACTATCTCATTCACCTTTTTTCTTAGGGCCTCAAGCATCTTCTTGTCCTTATTCGTCTTAGGGTTTATCAGTGCCTTCTCATTCTCATTCGCTACACCAGCCATTCCTTTTTCAGGAACTATCCTAGGATTCGTCAAGCTCTTCATCATCACTTGCATCTGAGGAGCAAATATTATCTCATCAGGCTCAAAGGAAAACGGGTTAGATATCCCATTAAACTTTAGGATAACATCCCACAAAGAAGAGTCAGAATATATCCTGTTTGCTAACCTGTCTGGTCGCATTGCCTCATCTTCCTTAACCATTACTGGACCCAACGTAGTCGTTCGCTCAGGATACCTAAACGTTGAGCTTATCAGGTCGTCTATGATGTCACCTACAGCAGTCTTAAAAGTCTTTTTCTTAGTTAATATCTTACTAGTCAGCATATCTCATTAATCTTTTGTTACACGGTTGAAGAAATAACTAGGTAGAATGTTTGAATTCGCAAAGTTAGTTCCATATGCTCTAGCCACCGCCGGCTTAAAGTAATTGCTTAGGTTTTCTGAAGCAGCGTCCCTATTCTTTAACGACTCCTGAACGTCAGGACTGGCCGTATATTTACCGACTGTCGTTGTTTTTGCTGGAGGAGAGTCCTGACCTGCTGCCTTGTTCTTAACTCCATCTACTGCCTGTATTGGAGAATTATAGTAACTCGCCATTCTAAGTGAATTATTTTCACCAAAGGTGTTGGATGCACTGGAAGGAGGAGCCAATGGACTTGCGCTTAACGGACCTCCACCCAAGTTAAACATTGACTCTATGTCTTGTTTTGCTCTAGGTCGTCCGTGTAGTAGGCCTACCGTAAACTTCATAGTAGTCGGAAAACCGTCTTCTCCTAGTTCTTCCCCAAAGGTCAGGCTACACGTGTCCAACACTAGGTTGCCGACTACTGCCATAGGTTCCATCGGATTGCCTATCATTAGATGCCATTCACCAACGGCTCGGCCGTCCAATAAAGATCTCATCAGTAGAGGTTTTTGAGTCAGACCGGCAAGTCGACCTCCTGCAAATATCTGACCGAACTTAGAGTTACCTGCGCTCTCAGCTAAGGCCTTAGTCCACTCTTCTACGCTTTTGTCACCAGTTAGATTTTTTTGCAGACCGTCTACCCAAGACTTAAGGTCTTGTGCTGCTCCTAAGAACTGTGCTCCAGTTCCGCTTAGAACGTCATACATTCCCTGAACGTTATTTCCTCTTTCTAAGTTATCAGTATTAAACCCAGGTGCAAGAAACCCAGTCTGTTGGAAGTATCTTATTCCTCCTCCCCAAAAAGGAGCAGTGTTGTAGGTTAAGGATAGGAAGTTAGAAAGAAGATCCAGAAAAGCCATCTTAGGGTTTGCTCCTGCCCAAGTCCTTAGGTTGTATTCAAAGTCTACTGATATCGGCTTGGCGCCTTCACCGAATTCTAATCCCTTATCTCTCATCTTAGTCTTACTTATCACGTTGACTGGTCCCAACACACGGTTCCAGTAGGGTCCAGCGTCTCCATATGAGTCCTTATCATAGTCCTGTATCTTAGCGTCCACTCCGCTTGCAGACATTCCCACGTTTTGTGACTGACCTAAGGTAGCGATCAGAGCCTGTCTTAAGAATTTTTGATCCTCAGGTATTCCTGCAGCATCAAGCAAGGCAGCCACGTTTACCTCATTACCTTCAACGTCTTGCATTTCTGCTGTTTTGTCTTTCCAAGCAAGTCCCCAGCTTAGGGCAAGTAACTCACCCAACGTATTCCCGGTGCCTTCTCCAAACCAAGTCACGGCCTGTGCGATGGGAACTAGTGGCAAGACATCCTTACTTACCATCAAGTTATCTTCGACTGGAGTCGGATATCGTCTAAGAGTTATTAGTCGATTGTTTGGGATCTTTCCATAGTATTTACACCATAGAAAGTCAGTTATTGCATATGGATATGGATACAGTGGGCCCGCTGCATTAGTGGCGTCCTTTGCCTGTTCATTTGCCCATTGACAGATTCTACTGGCACTTGGATTATGGTCAACCATCCTCTGTCTCAGTTTCTCTGTCGTAGTCTCTGAGCTTACTCCAATTATATTTGGGCTATTCTCGTATTTAAGCTTATATGGGTCTAGTTCGTGGCTTCCAGGATTACCAGTTCCTCCAGCTGGACCTACCGTCGCCTTTCCAAACTTTGAATACCTAAACACGTTAAATGGGTTAAAGATAGATTCGGTAGCGACTATTCGAATCGGCTGGTTACCTGAGCCGTCTATTGCAGCATCTATGTTAGCTTGATATGGAGTGAAGCCACTAACAATGTTTGCAG